AGGGTTCGATTCCCTTCGCCCGCTCCAGATCACCCTGCCAAGCCCCTGAAATGCCTAGCGTTTCGGGGGCTTTGCTTTTTAGGGATCGGAAACGTGTCGAAAAAGTGTCGATAATGCATCCGTAGCCATCGCGAAAAGGAATCCCCACATGCATTACCTTTGCGGCAAACAGATAAAGATCGGCGATGCAGTCTTAATTGAATCCGGCCAAACAACTGGAACCGTTGAGGCAATAATCGTCACAGCCGAAGACATGAACCAATGGCAAGTCAACGAGCCAGGAATTCTCGTTAAAGCAGACCCGTTTGGCCTTGTATTCTGGCCACAGAGCGATCCCGACCCTGTGCTATTGCAGCCTACCCAACACGGATAACGTTAAGCGGATTCAATTTCACAGCTTCGGATAGATGCTCTTCCGATAGATGCGCATATCGCATCGTCATCGATAACGAGGCGTGCCCCAGGATGTGCTGCAACGTCACGATGTGCCCGCCGTTCATGATGAAGTGACTGGCGAACGTATGGCGCAGTACGTGGCTGGCCTGCCCCTTCGGCAGCTTGATCGAGGTCGACAGCAGCACCAGGCGGAACACGCCAAGGCAGTTCGTGAACGGCCCGTGGGTCTGCCAATGCCGGCGAATGTCGGCGGCCAATTCTTCCGAGATCGGCACCGAGCGCACACGCTTGGACTTGGTGTTAGCGAAGATCACCGTATTACCTTTCAGACGTTCCGGCGTCAGCGCCTGAGCCTCACCCCATCGAGCCCCTGTCGCGAGGCAGATACGAGCGACCATCTTCGGATGTGGCGACGTGGTGCGCGCATCCAGGGCCGTAAGCAGTTCGGACACCTGATGCTTGGTCAGGTACGACAGCGGTCTTTCCTGAAGCTTGAGCGGCCGCATGCGCCCTACCGGATTCTCATAGTCAATGACGCCGAGTTGACGCAATTCGTTGTACATGGACTTGAGGTAGCCAAGACGGTTATTCGCGGTCTTGCCCGACATGCCATTGGCTATCTGTCGGCTACGCAACCGAGCCACTTTCGCAGGCTCCAGGGAGACAGCGACCGGGTCGCCCAGGTCCTTTGCCACCAACCGCAGAATCGCCACGCAACGATGCCCGTTGCTCAGGGTCTGGCCGTGCAGTTCATACCAGAGTTCGACCAACTCCGAGAGACGCCGACGGTCCTTCGGCTTGAGCGTCCAGCAGGGGTTTTCCGCACACTTCTGACGCGCGGTGGCCTCGAATTGCTGCGCCTCCATCTTGGTCTTGAACCGCTTGCGAAAGCGCTTGCCCTTGATCGGTTCGACATCGACGAACCAACGGCCATCGGGGAGCTTGGTGATCGACATTAGACGGCATACCCCGCCGCAGATACCGATCACACATCAGCTTGTGTATGTGCCTTTCCAGATCGCGACGAGTCCAACCCTTGGCGAGATAGTGGTCTTCGATAACGTGCCAGAACTCCAGTTTGCGGGCGGACTCAATAGCCTTTTTTGCCGGGACACGCTCCCGCGCGATCAGGCTCACGAACTGGCCAAGGAACATCTCGCAGTTACGCCCACTGAAGCCCTTGGCGGTCTTGTAGTAGCGCCGATACTCGGTGCGCTCGATCAGCGGATCGCACTCGACCTGGACGCGGGCGTCCTGGCTGATCAGGCTCCAGAACGGATCGTAGACCGCCGTCCGGCTCAGCAGCTTGAAGCTTTCGCAGGCGTAGTTCCACAGTCCTTGCAGATGCGGGCAGAGGCCCTCATAGGTGCGGCAGCCAATGACCTCCCCGGAGGCCATACGCGAGCCTTCGGAGAATTGCTGGACGATGGAGTGGTGGAAACGGAATTCGAGCCGCCAGACCGTTTCCAGGGGGTTATAGGCCGGGTCGCCATCGCCGAACGGATCCCCGTTCAGGGTGGCCCACACGCTTTCCCAATAGTCGAGCTTGTCGGTGGCCCGAGCCTGGAGGGTCTTGTTATAGATCGACAGTTGCAGACCGTTGGCCGAGCCGAACATGTACGTCTCGCCACGCCCGTAGACCGAGGCGTTGCCGTCGAACTCGATCCGCTCGATCCCGCTGATCTGGCGCACCCGACGCGAGCGACAATGCATGCGATCCACCAGATCGCGAGGCGGTTTCCAGCCTTGTACGTCCAGGGCGATATGCACAGCGGCTTGGTTGGTTTCGCAGTGACTCAGCACGGCAGCGGCCAAATCATCCAGCACGCCCTGGAGGATGCGCGGATCGGCGCCATCGAGGGCGTGAGGCGATACCTCGATCTTGAGGTGCGAGCCAATGGTGTCGACCTTGATGTTGTGATTCTTGATTAGCAGGATCAGACCCATTTCAGCGTTCTGCAGGCGGTACTGATAGCCGGAGTCGCGACCGATACGGCCCTTGGACCATTCGTAGCCGGCGAACTCGACCACATCCACCGACAGGTCAAACAGCGCCATGACTTCCGGCCGGAGCTTGCCGTTGTACAACTGCCGCACCGTATCCACGCCGCAACGCAGAATGCGCACGCCTGACAGATCGGTGAATTGAGCCGTGGTGTCGTCGAAGAACAACCGCCCTTTCGGGCTTTCCAAGACCTGACCGTCCGACTCGATACTGACGCGAATTTGATGGCTGATTTTCTTCATCTTTAACGATCCAAATTGGTACGAATTGAAACCGCAATAGGTGGCTTATCTGACGTGTTACAGGGGCGTCAGCCGGCCCCGCCGTGGCGCTTGCTCACTCCGAGACGAGCCGTTCGCGCGCGCCCCGGCCAGGCCGGCTACAGCGGCCATACCGGCCCCGTCGGCGTCACCGCCACCGCGAAGAAAAAGCCCGCCAGATAGGCCAGGAACGCCAGCCCCAGGGCGGCGAAATAGCTTGTCCAGTTCATCGGCTCTCCCTCAGTTGATCGAGCGCGGCAAGCGGCTGGTGTCAGGAACCACCGTCACCCGCACGGCGGCGCCGTTCGCGGCAGCGGGCGGCACGTTCGGCGCGGCGGCCTGAGCCGGCGGCGCATTGCCCAAGGCACTACGCCCGGCGCAGGCGGCATAGCCGGACCAACCGCCCTTGAAGCTCAGTTCCGCAGCGCAGTTGCCCCGCGGCACCACGGCATAGCCGGTGTCGGTCAGGTCGCGATCGGTGAGAGTGAATTCGCTGCCGTCCTGGCCCCGGACGGCGAACAGATAGGTGCGGCGCCCGGAGGCGGACAGCAGGGTCGCCTTGACGATGAAGTCGCGGCCGGCGAAGGGATGCCCTACAGGAGCAGCGCCCGGAACGCCTGGGTGCCCAGGTACATCATCAGCAGCATCAGGACCAGCCGCACCAGTAGCACGCGCAGCACCCACAGCAGGACCGGCTTGAGCAGGCGCAGCAGTTCCAGCAGCAGGCGGCGATACAGGGTCGCCCATGAGCAGACGAGGTCCGCCGTCATAAACCACAGACCCAATAGCAAGGGCCGGAATTGCCATGAATAGAAGAATCTTAGGTTGTCTAAAAAGGCTCTTGCCGGCGATGGTGTCGGTGACGGAGCCGGTGGCTGTCGATTCATAGAGGGCGAAGGTCTCCTGGCGGATTTTCTTGATCTCGACGATCACGTCGCGGGCCGGCGGTTTGTTGTCCTGCGCCGAGTGCTGGCTTTCCTTGTAGCGGCCCCGAATGCCGATGACGGCGAGGTTGGAGTGCAGATAGGCCTTTTCCGCCGTCATGCGGATGTCGTCGCGGATATAGGCGATGTTCGGCGTAGTGAGGATGATGTCCCAGTTGAAATGCCGGTGCCGGGTCCAGGCATCCAGCCAGCCCATGGGCCGCCCGGCTGCCTTGGCCGCTTCCGGGCCGTCCGGGAAGTCGAAGCGCTTGAGGTCGGCTTCGCGCCAGGACTTCAGAAAGATCAGTTGGGTTTCGTCGAAGATGATGAACGCGCCACGCGGCGCCCACATGAACCAGGTGCGCATCTTTTCCATGTCATCCAGGTCCTCGAGGTCGAGGTTGATGACGTCGCAACTGGAGGGCGTCTCCGGCATCACTTGGAAGATCCGTTCGCGGGTCAGGCCGCGCACGTTGGTGATGATGACGCGGCCTTTCTTGATCGCGGGGATCAGGTCATCTTGGATCGCGCCGGAGGTCTTGTAGGAGCCGTTCGGGCCGTGATGAATCTTGATCGCCATGTCACTTACCTATGAAGGGGATGAAGGACATGGAGAAGCGCGTGCCGATGGCGGCGAAGATCATGTTCACCGCGTCCGGCAGGCCGAAGAACGCCAGCAGCGAGCGCAGGTCGCCGTCCAGGGACGAGTAATAGGACGTGATGGTCGAGCCGATACCGATGCCGCCGACGACTTCGCGGAACGCCTTGTAGCCGATTTCCGCGACGAACAATTGCATCTCGAACCAGCCCTTGATGGCCATCTTGGTCAGCAGGACAAAGGCGTCGGTGACGAAGTCATAGACGCCGCTGTAGAGGAAGTCCCAGAGGGATTGCATCCAGGCGAGAATGTCGGAGAGAAAGGGAATGTCCATGGCGTTTCCTCAGGAGCGATAGAAAACGATCCATCCGGCCAGGATCGCGGCGATGAACAGCACCACGTAGCGGATGACGGAGAGTTCTTGGGCGTACTGGGTGAGGCAGACGTCGTAGCGCTGGCCGAGGGCGGTAAAGTCCCAACACGGTAGGGAGCCGCCGCCGGTGCCCAGGTGAATATCGAACTTGGAAGCGAGGACGCTTTCGAACTTGCCTTGCAGTTCCTGGAAGTCCTTTTGCGCCTTGGCGATGGCGTCGTCGTATTCCTTGATGGTCTTGTCGAAGGAGCCTTGCTTCGGCTCTTTCAGGCCTCCCCCGCCGGAGCCGTCGCCGCCATCGCCACCGGTCCCGCCGCTGGAGCCGGACCCGTCGCCATCGCCGCCGCTACTGCCGTCACCGCCGGGCGTGGTGCCGCAGTCACTGCCAACATGGCCCTGACAGGGGTTGTTACCGCCACCGCCCCCACCGCCGCCGCCACCACTGGAGCCGTCATCGCCACCGCCGTTACCGGGCTTGGTGCCGCCATCGCTTCCACCGTCGCCGCCGGGCGGGTTGCTGCCGCCATCGCCCCCGGTGCCGCCGTCCCCACCCGGAGGCGGACCGTCGCCCGGGCCCACGTCGCAGCCGAAAGCACAGGAGCCCTTGGAGGTGAACCAGTTACCGGTGAACGAGCCGATGACCCGGCAGAAGGTTCCACCCGCTTCGCCCTCAGCGGGGCCGATACAACCATCAATCGAACTGACGGCGATCTCACAACCGAGGTAATTGATGAAGCGGGAAATCGGTGCTTGGTGGCCGCCTTTTTCATAGAGCGAGCCAGCCAGAATCTTGCACTTATTCTCCCGGCATTCGCCGGTACTGAGATCAAGCTCAGTTCCCTCAGGACACCTATCACCTTTCAAATAAACATTCGTATTAAAAAGAATCCAATCACCAGAACGAACCACACAATAGAAAACCTTGCCCGCCTCACTTGGATTTGACGAAGGTTCCATAACAAAAACCCGACCAGGGTCCTTGGAAAAACTGCTGAAATAAAGATCACAGCCAGCCGTAGGGGATGAAACTTTCTTATCAAAATAACCCATGTACCAGTAATAATATTCGGCATGAGCCGCCGAACCAAATAACAACGTGATAATCAACAATATGAACCGAGGCATAAAAAAGGGGCCTTTCGGCCCCTCCTCCTGTCACTGATACTGGCCGATTTTCAATCCCGTCAGCAGCGCGGACGCCATGAATGCGCCCAGCATCAGGGACCAGATCACGTCAGGCCTTGCGCATCGCGCCGATGACCAGGGCGAGGCCGACCAGCACCGCCACGGCGGCGATCACCAACTTGGCCACGGACCCGCCATCAGTGCTGGCTTGCGCCAGAACCCCCTTGGTGGTTTCGTCGAGCAGCGATTCGGCGAAGGAGACGTTGGCCACGGCCAGGCCGGCGGTGGCGATGGAAGCGTTGCGGAACAGGGTTTTCATTTTTTCCATGATTGGAACCTCATTAATTGCGCGCTTTGCGCATGGCAGAAATGATCAAGCCAGCCCCCAAACCAACGGCGAACAGCCCGATGGTCCCGGCGAAGCCGAGGCGGAAGGCCGACGGGTCGAAACCACCCATCAGCAGAGTCAAATAGCCCTCTGCCTCAGGCGGCAGCAGGTAGGTCTGTATCCACTCAAGGTGCGTACAGCCAACCGTGCCGTCCGCGTTCTGGACCCAGGTCTTGCACACTTGAACCGATACAGAGCCTTCCATTCGTGCAGTCCTCAAACAGCCAGGGAGGCCGCTAGGCCGTCGATCCAGCCCCAGGCGTAGCCGGTGGCCAGACCTACCGCGAACAGCGAGAGATAGCGGAGCATCGCGGCCTCCTACGGCTTAGGCCTTGGCGTCCGGGGACTTGTCTTGTTTGTCCTGGCCCTGCGGCTGCTGGGCCGGGCGCGGGGCTTGGGCTTGTGCTTGCGGACGAGCCGGGGCTTGGGCGGTCGGCGCCATTGGCTTGCCGCCCACGGCCAGCAGATCCACGAGGACCTGGGTATTGGTGATCCGACCAAAACGGTCTTGGGTCGGGCGGACCACGCTGGCGAACTTGCAGAGCACCGGCTGGCCTTCGAAGACGATGGCGTCCAGCAGGGTCGGCTCGATGTTGTATTCGCTGATCTCGAAGCCCTTGGCGTTCCCACGGGCACCTTCCGGGATCGGGGCGATGGACTGGACCGAGGCGTAGATTTCCCCGGTCTTGGTCGAGGTATAGGTGTCGGTCTTGGTGACCCACAGTTCGACGACGCCGCCTTGGGTTGCAAACATGTTCATCGGTGTTTCTCCTTCAATTCGCCTTTTTCGGCGTGAGTTGTCCCGCTGCTGCAAATTCGGCTGTTTCGCCTTCATTCAGCGGTGTTGGGTGAAAGTGATTTGTCGGGCGATCCCTGCGGGCCGGGCTCTATTCGCTAGCGAACCAAGCCAACCACGGGTGTTCGTCTCAGCCCATCCGGGTAACGATCCCTATCGCAACGTCGTCGCCGACGACCAAGGGGAACGCTTCCCCTTGGAACCCGCAGAGCAACACCAAGGGCTCTGCCCTTGTCATCCCGCTCTTGCCGCCGAGGGCTCGGGAGCGCGGGGCGGAGAAGCTGCCCCACACTCCCCAGCGGAGGCTGTTTCAGGGGGGAGGCGTTCAAGGGTGCGCTCCGCCCGTGCTTCCGTTCGCCGGAACGATGAGGCTGTTCCGACGAGCCGGGAGCGCGGCCCTTGACCGGATCGGCCACGGTGCGGGCGGCCTGGATCAGGCAGAGCAGGAGCAGCGCTTTCAGGGTGTTAGCGAGCATGGGTCAGCCCTCCAGTTGGAATGCTTCGCGCACGGGCACAAAGGGCGTGGGCTTCCCGCTGTCGTACACAACGTGCCAGTACTTCGGCGGACGCCGGGACGGGTCGTGTTTCGCGCAGAAGGAACGGGGACGGCAGAGCCAACGGCCATCTTCCAGATAGGGCAGCCCAGGGGGCCGGCAGTCCGGACACGGCGACGGGCTGTGCAATGGGATGGCCTGCCTTGCGGACCAGCACACAGAGCAGGCGCAGTCCGGGGCGTGGGTTTGGCGCAAGTAATTCGGAGACGACATGGTCAGCTTCCTCCTTATCTTGGCGAGCACGGCCCCAGGCGAGAGCTTCAACCCGCAGGTCGGTCAGATAGGATTCTTCCGGCTGGGAGAGGTAGCCGGCGTCCATAAGGCCATCGATCAGCATCAGAGCGCGGTCGAAGGGTTCGCTAGGGTGCTGTGCCGCGTGCAGCAGATAGCCCTCAAGGAAGCTCAACAACGCGTTAATCGGGTTGCTCGACAGAACGCGCGCTAGCTCAACGCCTTCAAAGCTCTGCTCAACACGGAAGACCAGTTCGGCATTCAGGGAACGCATAGAGGCCTTGGCAGCCTGTTCAACCCGAGCGCGAAGAGTTGGAGGCATACGGAGCTTGAATTGCGGATCGGTGCGGCTCATGCCGTCCACTCCTGTTCCAACAGCCAGTTGCGCAGCAGCGCGCTATTCACCATGCGCAGCTTTCCAAGCTTCACGGACGGCAGCACACCCCGGTAAACCCAGGCGCGGGCGGTGCCATAGCTAATGCCGTTGCGCTCCGCCCACCGTTCGATGGACTCCACATCCTGTTGCGGCCCTGTCAGGGCGCTGGGGTTAAGCTCTTCCAGTTCCATGCTCATTCCGTCACTATTCGTGGCATTAGCGAAATAAATCTATGGATTTAGTCCATATGGACATTATCCATAAATCTCAGGATATGACAATAGTCCATAATGGTATTTATCAATGGCTGAAGGCATGGCCAATAGAGCCCTTCAATTGCTCGATCAGACCAGCTTGAAAGAGTTGGCAGAGGTCAATAGCAAGGACTATGTCCGCTGGCAGAGTATTAAAAGAGGTAGGGCAAGAATTGGCGCAGAAGAGCTTGAACAGCTAGGGAAGATATATCCCCGGTATCGTTGGTGGCTCATGACTGGAGAAGTAATGCCCGAAATTGGGCAAACTAGTCCGTCCTATGACGAAGCCAATCGAAACTTGCCCAATCAAAACGCGGGATAGCGATCACTAGAAAAGTAGCACTACGATGGTACGCCCTACGGACGGAAGGCAAGAATGAAAGCTAACAAGGACGATGCACCGGAGTACTTAAGAAGAAAGCGGAGCCAGAGCTTTGGCAAATGGTCGCTCGCAATCGCTTTAGGGCTAGGACTTTCAGGGTTGGCCTTACACATGGCAGAAAACCAATTCCTAGCAAAACCACAGGCTGGCCAGCCCTCCTATTCTAAAATTCCTACTCAGACCTCTAATTATAAAATTCCAAAAAGTGAGCCGAAAAAGACATCAGAAGAACTTTTTTGGGAAAGCGTTAATGCACGCAACCATCAACAGAGCCAGCCTAAGCAAACTATTTATAACGATAGTAATTACAGGCCGCAAAAACCGGTCAACACCTACACACCGCCAGCACCCCATCGAGTAGTATCTGCGCCCCAGCAAACACAGGAACGCCAAACCAATCGAGCAAACCGCGAGCGAACCTCTAAGTGGATCAAAAGCTGGAATGGCGGTACAAACTACCGAGCAGAATGGCTATCCGTAAACAATCACATAGATGGCTCCAGTGTCTGCGCCAATCACCGACGCGGATCAATCGACTACCGCGAATGTCGTAAGGCTGCCAAGCAGCACTTCCACGAGCAATGCAGAGTCTGGCGTGCGCGTTATGACAATGACCGTAAAGTAAGCAGTGATCGAATGAAGACACGCTACTGTACTGCAGCGAGCAGTTTCAACCCAATGGGATAACTTAATTAAACGCCAACAGAGAGTAGCCTTACACAAGAATTAACACCGTCAGCGAAGGAAACTGCAGGAATTGTACATACTTTACAGACTCACTATTTCTCTCAATTCCAAAGCAGCCTACCAATATTAACACTGCCTTTACACTTTAGACCCGTGACCACCTTTGTACAAAGAGAAAACTGATGAGTGAGTTTAAAATAGATAGTATTTACGCATTATTGGGACTAATCTCAAAAACAAAAAAAGACGGTCACACCCTATATTTCAGAGGACAAAAGAGAAAATATAAGACGGTCATGCCATCAATCGACCGAGATGGCTTGTTAGAAAATGAAGACAAGCTTTTTAAGGAGTTCATTATCAGAAACCCTGATGAGTTCAAAGGCCAAAGATCGACTTTTGAAATCCTTACAAAAATGCAGCACTACGGTTTACCTACGCGACTTCTAGATATCACGACAAACCCTCTTGTTGCGTTGTTTTTTGCTGTGGAACTTGATGAAAAAACAGAATCCGAACCAGGCGACTTCATAATCTACGTGATACCAGACAAATTTATAAAATATTATGACTCAGATACTGTCAGCGTAGTTTCCAATGTCGTAAAAAGACCATCAGACAAGTTAGACATTAGTAGAATTTCTCGAAAGTTTTCAGAGAACGAGAATAAGGAGCAGTGGGTTAACAGGTTCAATCGCCACATTCACATCAAATATCTGCTACATGAGATAAAAAATGAAAAGCCGTACTTCTCTCATGTTATACAAAAAGATCACCTTCAGTCGATCTGGTGCGTTAAGCCACTACTCAACAATCGAAGAATAATAAAGCAAGACGGAGCTTTTCTTCTATTTGGCATAGATAAAACAAAAAGAAAGCTTGCCAACTACAAAAAATCAGAGTTTCAACCCCTGAGATACCAGGTCGAGAACAAAGCAGAACTTAGAGAACAGCTAGAATTACTGGGGTTTTCAAAAGATAAAATTTACCCAGAAATGGACACAACCGCAGATTACCTTAAGGAAAAATATAAAAAATCGTAAAAATGCAGTAAACTGCAACTCAGTTATTTTTTTTGAACAGTTCAAATTCAAAAATAAAGCAAACCATTATAGGCTTTTTCCAGTAGCTAGAAAACCTGAAATCAGAGTTGAATGTTCGTCAATTGGATAGAGAATGGTTCTCAGCAAAGTTCCAACAACTGGTCACTGGAATGACTACCCTGATGGAGCGCTAATTGGGCCTCATCGTTAGCGTCCGCTATTGGCCGAGGCTGTGTAAAAACGCTTCTGGACCGGGTTTGCGGCCTTCAACGGAACGAAATAGGCGCTCCCCTGCAAAATCTGGGTCTGCTAACTAACCAAGTGTTTGCAGATTTCACGTAGCAACGCAGACCTCAGAGCAGCGACTGCGTTTTTACACAGCCTGGGCCGTTAGCAGAGATCAGACACCTGTCGAAAATGTGTCGAAAGCAATGGCACAAAGAGCTACGGACTGAGACACCTAAACAGTGAAAACAGTGGCATTGGAACGTATAAGAACGCTTCAAAACCCTGTTTTATAGGG